AAGCTCGGCGTGCTCAATGACCGCTCTGGCGTGTATGCCGACCTTTCCGGCGAAGGTTCGGTGGTCGCGGCGCGCATGGCGGTCGAAGATTTCGGTGCCGCGGAGAAGGGCCTCAACGTCGAAATCATCTCGGCGGACCACCAGAACAAGCCCGACATCGGCTCTAACATCATTGGTTTCAGTTTCAACTTCTTCTGAAGTCTCTACTTCAACCGTTACACTTTCTTTAGCCTCTGGATCAGCAGACTCTGTTTTAACGTCTTCTACTTTAATTTCCTGTACGGAACCACCAGTGGTGGCATCTACTGATAAAATATCTGACGAGGTATCATCACTAATATTGTTTGATACTTGTTCGAGCATTGATGCTCTTTGTTCTTCACTTAACATAAAGACTTTCTCCTTTTACGTCGATTGACGGTTAACAAGGTTTTATAAAAACCAAGAAAATTAACCACCACCCATAGACATGGGTGAGGTAGTATCTGTGTCGTCCCAATTATTTTTGCCATTATGAAACTTTTCTTCATTTTTAGCAAACAGTTTTCCTGTATTCTTTTCCCACTCTAGTATCTCCCTTATTCCTGTAGGACGTTTTTCTAATTGTACTTCTTCTTCATAATCATCAACTTGGTCTAGACCCATTAAAGCTAAACCTGCAGCAAAAACTAAATCATCGTGTTTACCAGTATCAGCTTCGGGCTTTCCTTTAATGTTATAAACAAAGGTATTCATTTCAGTCATTAATCTAGGACAACGAATATCAAGTTGGTTTTGGGATACCCATTGGTGCAGCCTAGATAGTAGGAGAGGTCTAGACTGCTGCGTTGTAGAAAATCCCAAGTGTTCAGACCAGCGATTAGAGATCTTATCGTACTTCGTTCTTCGATAGAGGTGAGCATATCCCTCTTCACGAAGAGTCTCAATAATCGCCAAGCCATAACTATTTGATTCTACAACT